CTGGTTCGATGGTGCTTCAAGCTGCTGACAAAGAGGTTCTCAACTTCTATCGCAAGCGCACCGCGTCGCCTCTCGTGGCGGTTCAGCGATGAGTCTAGCCAAACTTCTCAATCAGCCGCTTGAGCTTCACAAGAACTCATCGAGCACGCTTGACGAGTATGGCAACAGCGTTCGAGCAGACGCAGGTTCCGCAATCAACATCGTTGGCTATCTTGAGCAGACTCAGAGCCTCGAGATGTTGAACGACCAGGACCGCACCATGACTTCGTGGATTGCCTATTTCCCAGCTGACACGAATGTCAACGCTTTTGACCGCATCAAGTGGGGTGCTCAGACTTTCGAAATCGATGGCGAACCGTGGAGCGTTTACAACCCTCGCGTCGGGTCGGTGTCTCACATTCAAGCTAATCTCAAGGTGGTGGTGTAATGAGCGACGAAATCATTTCGTTCACACCAAACCCAAATCTTGAGCAGGAGCTTCACACGTTCCCTGCCGTCGAAACGGTGACTTACAAGATTGCACAGGACGTGGCTGCACGTGCACGTGAAATCGCAAGCGAGCACATGCTCACGGGTGCTTACCAAAACGGCATCATCGCTCAACCTGCAAGCCCCAAGAAGGGTGTTGCTCGTGTCCTCTCGACAGACCAAAAGTCTGCATGGATGGAGTTTGGCACTTCTCGCTATCAGGGCTTTTTCATCTTGCGTCGCGCAGTTGAGTCACTCGGCTACGAATTCAAGAAAAGTGCAGGTCGCTAATGGCTTTCACTCCAATTGTTCTCCCCGATGCGGAGCTTGCAGTCATTCAGTATTTGCGTTCTCGAAGCGAGATTACTTCGCTCGTACCTAGTGAACGAATCACAAGCGCAATACCTCCCAACCCAACTTTTCCCCTCGTTCTCGTTCAACGCGTCGGTGGCACTTCACTCTCGTGGAACGCTATCGATGACGCGGCCATTCAGATTGACGTGTATGGCGCGGTTGATAAGAGATACGACTGCCAGAAGATTACTCGCACTATTGCGGGTTGTGTTCTAGCGATAGCCAACGACACGGTTACTGAGGGCGTGCTCTCCAGCGCATCTGAAGAAGTCGGCCCTCAATGGGTTCCAGACAACAGCGTCGTTCCACCCTTACCGCGGTATGTGTCGCGTTATCGGGTGCTTCTCCACAAGTAAAACAAACAAGTAAGGAATCAAATGGCTGCTCCAGACGGCTCCAAGATTAAGATTGCCGGTACCGGTGCTATTTGGTACGCACCTACCGGCACAACTCTCCCAACCGACTCGACAACGGCTCTCAACGCCGCTTTCGTGAACATCGGTTACTGCAAGGACGGTTTCACCCTTCAGCAGGACTACAAGACCAAGGAAGTTACTGGATGGCAGAACCTCGACGTTCTTCGTCTCATCCCAACTCAGGTCTCTCGTTCCGCTAAGTTCACAGCGATTGAAGCCAACAAGACTTCGCTTCAGCTCGCTTGGGGTAACGCAACCGTTACTGTTGCAACCACTCCAGCTTACTCGCTGACTTTCCCGACTTCGCAGACAACTCAGGAGTTTATGCTGTTTCTCGACTGGTCGGACGGTGCCGCTTCTCAGCGCATCGTGTTCAAGCGTGCCGTGTTCAAGAGCCTGCCTTCGGTGCAGTTCTCTCGTGGTGACGAAATCAACTACGACATGGAGATTCAGGCCATCGTGCCAACAGACGGCTCGTTCCCAATCGCCGTCTTCGGTTCGGACGCTGGAGCTGTTGCGTAATCATGGCTCTTCTCTCCTCGCTGCCTGAAGGCGCTACTGTTCTTGACCTCGAAGCAGAGCGCGCAGCTCGTGCTGAGGTTCGTGCAAGTCAGGGTGTGGGGGCACTCTACGTCAAGATTTCGGCCGGCTACATTGAGGTGAACCCTGAGGTTCCTCTTGCAGCTGCCTATCTTTTCCAAGATGAGAAGATTCACGAAGGTCTAGCACTCTTGCTGGCCGACCCGGCTGACATCGACATTTTGTGGCCTACGCTCACTGCCGATGACATGAAGGCTCTTACCTCGTTCATTTCAGGTAAGACTCCGGGGGAATCAAAGGCTTAGCCCAAGTTCTTAGCGGGAACTTTGAGGCGCTTGAAGCCGATTTCAAACGCTACTACGGCGAAGACCTACGCGCGCTCTGTTGGGGTGAAAACCCTTGGGGCGTGCGTAGGCTCTTAGCCCACATACATGGTCTACCCCCACGCGAATCCGCGTTGTCTCGTCGAGTGCTTGGTGACTCGAACGATTGGGATGTTAAGACCGAACTCTCTGCCTCAACGGTTGACATGTTGCAAGTGCTCGCTCGAGCTCTTGGTGTCGATTTTGAGATAACTCCTGTCAAACGCCCTAAGACGTTGATGGACGAAGTTGAGGCACCGCGTGAAGCCGAGAAGGCTATTCCCGCGAGCTCAATCATGTCATTCCTGGAAGGTGCTCTCTAATGTCGGAAACGCGTAGCGCGGGCACGATGTCCGTTGCCGTCAAGCCTGATACAAAGGGCTTTGGCACGGAGCTCAAGAGCAGCCTCATGGGTCACACTCGTGGCATTGGCGAAGGCATGGGTGGCCTCATCAAAGAGGGTCTCAAGTCTATGGCTGGCCCGATTGCGGCCGTCACAGCTGCGTTTAGTGTCGAGCACTTGCTTGAAGACTCGGTGGGCGCGTTCAAGGACTACATGGGGCAGGTCGCTTCGACTCAGCGTCTCATTGGTGGTTCTGTTCAAGACGTTTCAAGCTTGACTGGCGCGTTCAAGATGATGGGCATGACACTTGGAGCGTCGAGCTCCGGTGAAGACGGCCTCAACGTCACTGGCGCCTTGCAGAAGTTCTCTGTGAACTTGGGTAAGGCTGCAGGAGACTCGAAGAAGACCGCAACCATGAACGCGCTTCTTGGTACGAGCTTCAAGGACGCTCACGGCAACATCTTGCCGATGAGTGACTTGCTTCCTAAGGTTGCAG